AGCTTTAGAGGCTTTGTTGCAAATGGTGAGCTACATACCAATACAATGGGCAATGATCATCCTTATGTTAGTAGAGGTGGTTATGGCACAGGTAATGTGTGTATGGGTGATATGATGGGTGATATTCTAGGTTCTTACTTAAAGTTAGATTGGACAACTTTTGGTTATTTCGTAGATATGTGGTTAACTACATATAAATGTGGTGTAACTGGTCCGTTAAATACTATTGATAGAGCGACAAGTGGCAAAATTAAGGTTTATGACTTAAATGGTGTAGAAAAAACTGATGATTATTATGATGTTGTTGGTCATAATAGTGGTCAAAATTGTTATAATAAAACATTTCACTATTTAGAACGCATAGATGACACTAATGTCAATTCTAGAGTTGTAGAAAATTGTGATGCTAAAGAATGTTTACTTAGAGACTCATGTAGACCTTATATAAATAATACTATTGGACTTGAGATGAGAGATGCATTCAGAACGTTTGTAACAGAGTTAGAAGTTAAAACACTATTACCAAATGAACAGGAAGAAGATAGGCTTGGTCACAGATTTATAGACCTTATATCTGATATTACATATTGTACTGAACAGTTTGGAGATATTCGTACTCCTCATGGACTTTTGGAAAATGCATTTGTAAACAAAGAAAGTGAGAAAGCAATTCAAATACTTCAATATTGTTTAGATAAGCAAATTACAAAAGTATGTGAAGATGATAGTTATAACGTACTGTTATTAGACGCTATACTTAAATGTAAGAGTCACAAAGAATTAGTAGATTTAGTTAATGAGCAATATAGTCAAAGACATGCTAATGAGCTAGAACATACTGATGAGCAAGAGGAAATGGCAGCATGGGCACATGCTATGAATCAACAATGAACAGATATTCCCTATTAATTTATAGCGAGACTATAAAATAGGGATTATCAACTTAACTTAGGAGGTAATATGAGTGATTTTTACATTCATAAAAAAGACTGGGATAGAATAATTAACTATGCCAGAGCGAGGGAACAAGAATGTGGTGATGAAATAGGTGGTATGGCTGTAATCATTAAAGATAAAGATGATGATTATATTATTAAAGAGCCTACTATACTTAAGCAAGAAACCACAGGATCTACGTGTACTTTAGATAAAGATGAGTTAGCTCAATATTATGCTGACATGGCACATAAATATGGTAATGATTTACAATTCTTATGGTGGCATTCACATGCTAAGATGGCTGCATTCTGGTCAGGTACAGATACAAACACTATGACTGAATATAAAAACAGTCACTGGTCAGCTTTTCTAGTGGTAAACGTAAGAGAAGAATATAAGTTTAGAGTTCAATATTGGCATCCATATGAAATAGGTGAAGATATTGAATTAAATATAATGACTAATAAAGCTAAAGAGAGAGCAATACCTAAAGCTATTCTTAAAGAAATAGAAGATAAATGCTCTGAGCGAACAATTAGTAGTTATAAGCATACTCATAATGGTTATAGTTATAATGGTTATGGGCAAGCTACACTATGGAATAATCAAGCTAAAGAAAGAGCTAAGAGTACAGGTTTAGAAGAACTGATAGATGAATATGAATCATCAGAACTAACAGGATATTCTTATCATGGAATAGGTGCAACTATACAAGAGTCTCCTATATCGTATTTAGTTGAACAATTGGAACAAGGCAATGAAAAATATTGTGAAGGCTCAATAACATATGAAAAATATGCTATAGCTATCCAAGAGTTTAATGATACCTTAGAAAAGCTTGAAGGTAATAATGAACCTAGAATAAGAGTAATCTTGTTTGATAAACCATTGTTACTAAATAAATGCATGGAATTATTCCCTGGTGATTTTATTACAGTAGATGGAACGTCTATTAGAGATTTAGCCTTACAAAAAGAAGTTTCTGATTATAATGGAACTTTTGGAGGTAAAATATGATAAATGAACGTTCAATAGGAATAGTAGACAATTTAGATGCCTTTTGTTTCCATATCTTAGGATGTGGAGCAATTGGCAGCTCTGTTGCAATGCAATTAGCAAGAATGGGTGCACAAGACTTGGTATTACATGACTTTGACAAAGTAGAAATAGAAAATGTCGGAGTATCTCAATACTTTCAAAATGATATTGGTAAACTTAAAGTAGATGCTTTAAAAGAACATATTAAGGCAGTAGATGATGACATAACAGTTATATCTCACGCTAAACGTTTTGATGAATGGGAAAAAAGTAATAAACCAGCTGATGTAGTTATACTTGGGTTTGATTCAATGGCATCAAGATTGGAGGCTGTAACAATTATAACTAACAGTAGTAAGTTTAATCAACCAATGTTAATGATAGACGGTAGAATGGGCGCTGAACATTATCAGCAGTATCTGTTTCTTAAACCTACCTTAAAATCTTACCTTAAATCATGGTATAGCGATGAAGATGGAGATCCTGAACCTTGCAATGCAAAAGCAACAAGCTATTGTAGCAATATGTCAGGCAGCTTTATAGTCAATGCTATCAGAAAATTTGTAATGAAACAACCATTAGATATGGAACTTTCATTCAACTTTCCAACTACTATGATACAAGCTAGATAATTTTGTGCCCATATAGAGAGAGCCAACAACTGGTCCTAAGATATTAGCCTTAACAAACTAGTCATACGTGGCGGACTAGCAAAGGAATATGTGAGGCTCTCTTTATTCCGAATTTTGTTTGGATGTTTAATCCGAATTTTGTAATTTATAAACCCTACAATAAACCTTAAAAGAGGAGAGAATACATGAAGATGTTATACTTTGACCTGGAACACGGGTCACAATCGCTAGGCTCTAAAAAAGATGTGGAATCTATATTTGGATACCCATGTTTAGAACCTAAATCCTGGGATCAATTCCAGTCAACTATTGGTAAGATTTATACACAGAAATCTAATACAGTAGATGTAAAAATCGGTGACTTAACAATAACTGAAGATAGAGTAGAAGTACTACCTAGAGGTAATGCTATAATAGATGGTGTTGTATTAGACACTTTCTCTGAGCTATCTAAAAAGTTTATGAGAAGTATTTCTGATAAAGATGGTAAGATGAAACTACAAGGATGGGGCCAATTAAAAAATAAACTAGATACAGCTTTAGAGTTTATATCTAGAATACCTGGCACTGTTATATGTAATTGTCATTCAAAAGTTCAATCTATGGATGAAGGTAATAAAGTAATACCTTATATCGATGGTTCAACTAAAGAAGATATATCTAAATGGTTTGATTTCGTTCTTTACACTAAGACAATTAAAAAGTCTTCAGGTGAAAGAGAATGGGTGTGGATTACTAAACGTTGTGAGACATACGATCATGCTAAA